ACCGGCGGTGGCAGCACCGAAATCAAGGTTGCGGCGCAAGAATTAAACGGCACATATGTCTTTGAGGTTGATAGCGCGACCAGCGCAACATTTGTCGCTGGCTTTTATCACTGGCAGCTAGAGGTCACAAAGACCGCAACTGGCGACCGCGTTGTAATTGAGACGGGCACATTTACAGCCGTTGAAGATTTGGACGTAAATGGGGCTGACCCGCGCACGCACGCTGAAATAATGATCGCCAAGATTGAAAGCATCTTGCAAGGCAAGGCTGATGCTGACGTTTCTAGCTATAGCATCAACGGGCGGTCATTGACAAAAATGTCGTTCCAAGATTTGATCGAAGCGCGTGACTTTTACCGCAAAGAATATGTTAAGGAACGCCGCACAGAAGATGCGCGGAACGGCTATCGGTCAAGTCAAACCATCTTAGTGAGGTTTTAATAATGGGCATCTTTGACTTTTTCAAAGCGAAGCCCCAGCCACGCAAGGCGGTTCGGGCGTTTCACGGGGCTGACACTGGCCGATTATTCAGTGATTTTGTATCTAGCAGCCGATCGGCGGACAGCGAAATTAAGCCATCATTGCGCGTTTTGCGGGATCGTTGCCGCGAAATCAGCCGTAACCATCCATATGCCAAAAGATATTTGCAGATTATGTCGACAAACGTGGTCGGCGCAAATGGCGTGCGAATACAGGTTCGCAAGCGCAATGACGATAATTCACTAGACAGCGTAGGCAATCGCATCATCGAACAAGCGTGGCAACAGTGGGGTCGGGCTGGTTTTTGCACAGTAGATGGCCGCGTATCGTGGGTGCAAGCGCAGCGGCTGTTTATGGAAACGCTGGCACGCGATGGTGAAGTGCTAATCCAAAAAATCAAGAACCCAGCCGGAAACCCATTTGGCTTTTCGCTAAAGTTTCTGGAAGCTGACTATCTCGATGAGGGCTATGACGCACGATTAGCAAACGGCAATGAAGTGCGTATGGGCGTGGAGTTGGATCGGCGCACCGGCAAGCCGCTAAACTATTATCTGTTTGAAGATCACCCGCATCACGATCAAGGGTATGGCAGCAAGACAAAGCGTCATCACAAGATTGTGCCGGCTAGTGAGATTATCCACTGCTATTTGCAAGACCGCGCTGGGCAAACCCGTGGCGTGCCTTGGATGAGCAACGTGCTGACCCGTTTAAAGATGCTGGACGGCTATGAAGAGGCGACGCTTGTAAATGCGCGGGTTGCCGCATCAAAGATGGGCTTTTTCACCAGCCCAGAGGGCGATGGCTTTGTCGGCGACGATTACGACAATAACGCGCCAATAATGTCAGCGGAGCCAGCCACGTTTACGCAGTTACCGGCTGGAATGTCATTTACCGCCTTTGACCCGCAAAACCCGACTGACAGCTTTGCGGAGTTTGAAAAGGGTATATTGCGCGGGATCGCGTCAGGCCTTGGGGTCAGCTATGTATCGCTGGCAAACAACCTTGAAGGCGTTAGCTATAGCAGCATCCGGCAAGGCACAATTGAAGATCGTGACCATTTTAAGATGGTGCAGCAATTTATGATCGACCAGTTTATTGATCCGGTTTATCGCGCTTGGCTAGAAATGGCTATTACTGTTGGCCGCGTTAATTTGCCGATGGGGAAATATGACCTGTTTGCAGATCAAGTAATTTACCGGCCACGCGGCTTTGCTTGGGTTGACCCGTCAAAAGAAATTAGCGCAAGTGTTGCAGCTTTGCAAAACGGCATTGTCAGTCTGCAAGACGTGCACAGCCAATATGGGCGTGACACTGAAGAAGTGTTTGAACAGGTTAATCGGGAAAGAGAGCTTGCCGAAAGGTTTGGAATTGAGACAGCCTTCCAGCCGTTTGGCGGTGGATTAACTAGTTTTGGCGGCGTAAAGCTATCAGAGGAAGAAGTGAGCAAAAAAGATGGCGACGTATAAAGGCGTTGAAATCAGCCTAAAGCCAACCGACGGTATGGCAGCGGAAGCTCGTAAATTCAAAAAGTGGCGCGAAGAGGGCAAGCAAGGCGGCACTGATGTTGCGGTAGCGCGTGCAACACAACTGGCTAACCGGCAAGAGCTATCTGCCGATACAGTGCGCCGGATGCACAGCTTTTTTAGTCGGCACGAGGTCGACAAGCAAGCCGAAGGTTTTTCTGCCGGTGAAGATGGCTATCCGTCCAAAGGTCGCGTTGCGTGGGCAGCGTGGGGCGGCGATGCCGGTCAAACGTGGGCAAGGGCAAAAGATGCTGCGCTTGACCGAATAGATGAAGGCGAAAGGGGCATTGAAATGTCTGAAATTGAACCAATTGAAAATAGCGATGAATTGGTGGATAATGCACCAATGGAAAACGAGCAAACACATATTGAAGAACGCTTTGACCGTGGTGAACTTATGCACCGCGCAGGGGCGGCTGAAATGGTTGAAGAAGATGATCGGCGCGTTAGAATGTCGATTTCATCTGAAGAACCCGTTGAGCGTTCTTTTGGTTTAGAGGTTTTGCGTCATAGCGATGGCGCGGTAGATTTGTCAAGATTGGACAGCGGCCACGCGCCATTATTGCTGGATCACGATCTGACAAAGCAGATTGGCGTTATTGAACGTACCTATTTGGATCAAGCTGATCGCAAGTTGCGGTCAGTGGTTCGCTTTGGAAAAAGCGCGCTGGCACAAGAGGTTTATCAAGACGTCAAGGACGGTATTCGAAGCAACGTCAGCATCGGATACCAAATCCGCGAAATGGAACAAAAGAATGAACGCGACGGGACGGTCGCTATTAGCTCGTGGGTTCCGTATGAAGCCAGCATTGTATCCGTTCCCGCTGACGCTGGTGTCGGCGTGAACCGCAAAGCTGAATTTGTTGAACCAGTGATTAAACAAAAGGAGACACCTAAAATGTCTGAAGTAAATCACGACGAAATCCGCGAAGCAGCCGCTGAAGCAGCCAAGCGCGATTTCCAAAAGAATGCCAGCGAGATCATCAATCTTGCTGTTAAACACAATCGGCGTGATCTAGCCGATAAAGCTATCGGCGAAGGTCAGTCTGTTGCACAATTCCGCGCAACATTGCTGGACGCAATCGGCGAAGGTAAGCCACTTGAGCAGTCAGCCGGTGCGGTTGATATGTCAGCTAAAGAGCAGCGCGACTATTCGTTCATCAAAGCTGTTCGCGGCTTGGTGAATGGCTCTGGCCTAAATGGTCTTGAGCGCGAGGTTTCAGAAGAAATCGCAAAGCGCACTGGACGCGAGGCACGCGGCTTTTATGCGCCAGATAGCTTCTGGGGCGGTCGTCGTGACCTGACTGTTGGCACAGCTACAGCCGGTGGTCACTTAGTCGGCACAGACCATCTTGGTGATCAGTTTGTTGATGCCCTGCGGTCACGTTTGGTGTTTAACGAGCTTGGCGCACGCTTTATGACTGGTCTGCGTGGCGATGTTGCTATTCCAAAGCTAGCAACTGGCGTATCTGCCGGTTTCGTTGCTGAGAATGGTGCGACATCTGAGGTGAACGCTGTGTTTTCGCAAATCACAATGTCTCCAAAATCACTTGGAGCATTCACCGACATTTCTCGTTTGCTGATGATCCAGTCTGATCCATCGGTTGAGCAGATTGTTCGTGATGATCTGCTGAACGCAATCGCACAAAAAATTGAAGATGTTGCGATTGAAGGTGGCGGCTCTAACGAGCCAACCGGCATCACTGGCACATCCGGTATCGGTTCAGTTGCAATTGGCACAAACGGTGGCGCGATTGCTTGGGATGATATTGTCAACTTGGTTAAAGAAGTTGAAGTTGACAATGCTGCTATTAACGGCAACACGCTTGCTTATCTGACCAATCCAAAGGTTAAGTCACTGATGGCTTCAACTGCAAAGGTTGCGTCAACAGATAGCGTTATGCTGTTAGATGCACCTTGGAACAGCTTGTATGGTTATAATCTTTCAATAACCAACAATGTTCCATCTGATCTGACCAAAGGCACTGGAACCGCACTTTCTGCAATGATCTTTGGTGACTTTAGCCAACTGATGATGGGCTTCTTTAGCACACCAGATGTACTTGTGGATCCATACACAGCCGGTTCAACCGGCGCAGTACGTATCCGCGTAATGCAAGAGCTGGACATTGCTGTTCGTCACGCACAGTCATTTGCTGCGTGTCTTGACATCGACGCATAAATATA